GATTTATCTGTACCAGTAGCCGTAGTCCAAGCTGGGCCACCGCCATAAGCAAACGTTCCGTCAGCATTCTTAGTAATCCCGTACATCTGCAAACGCCAAGGCTCCCAGCCTGAAAGCTGTGCATTGGCTACTACGCCATATCCGGGAATGTCTAAAGCATCAACTTCCTGTCTGCCATAGATAGTAGTAGTTGGTGTTAAAGATGCCGCTGGTGATACGCTAGTTGAAACAACTGGCGTAGTTGAAACTTTGACGGTAGGACTTGTTGATATTACCGGAGTAACAACAGGAGTTGGTGTAACTACAGGCGTAACAACGGGTGTAACTTTAGGGGCAAATACACCCCTACTCATTACAAAGTCCATCGTTGCGTCATCTAATTTGTAATAGTCTTTGATTTGTTCAGGAGTTAAACCTGCTGCCGCAAGGATGTCTCGTGTTGCCGCATAGTCGCCTTTGCCCCATGCAGCATTAATCTGGTCAATAACGGATCTGCTGATAGTTTCAGTTGCAGCTTCTACAGTAGGAGAAGTTGCAACTACTGTGGGTGATGTAGCCGTAACAATAGGTGATGCACTAACTACCGGACTAGCAACTGTAACAACTGGAGAAGCAACAGTTACAACGGGAGAGGTAACAGTAACTATTGGCGAAGCAGTAACTACTGGGCTAGTAACTGTAACGACTGGAGATGTTTGTGTAACAACTGGTGAAGTAGCAGTTACAACAGGAGAAGCAGCGGTAACTACAGGTGATGTTACAGTTGAGACTGGTGTAACTAAAGTTGATATACCGCCATCTGTTACTGTAGTTGTTGGAAGATTAAGGCCACCAACTCCACCAGTACCGTTCCATGTGTAAGTAGGTTCAGGTGTAAATGTATCTACATCTTCTAAGACTACATTTTTTCCACTTGTTACAGGTGCCAATACAGGTGCAAACTTAACGCCGGCAGCCTCTAAATCTGCCATGCCAGAAGTGTCAAATCCCCAATAGCTTTGAACGTCTTGTGCACTAATACCACCACCACCAAGAATGCTATTTACTTGGTCGAAGTCACCCCGCTCGTATGCTTGAGCAAGTGATTCTGCGGTGAATTGGTCTAATGCCATTTATGAACCTTAAGGCGGGGGCGTTGGGCGCGGATCGGGCAATCGCGCTACATAGTTTACTGCCATCACGACTGACGCTGCGGCTGGGTATGGGGCAACGGCTGTTGTTGTTTCAAGCACGGCATTGGTGTCATCTGCGCCCCATTGCATTTCAATGTACTCACCAACAGCCAAATCAATATCAAAGCTCCACGCAATAGCGAAGTGGTTATCTGCACCTTCCAATGTGTAGATTCGGGAAGAATACCCAATCGTAATGTTGTTGCGTTTGATCCAAATCTGCACATCTTTGCCGGATGAGTTGGTACTCTTTAGCTGCGCCGACAACTGGAAGTTATAAACACCGCCAACGCTTACCTCAATCTTAGATGTACTGCCGGATTGCAGCGCCACTTCGTTGTTTAGGTACGTCTGGTTAAACGTAATGGGATAAGCTGTATTGACTGCTGCTAACGTCTGGTCTACCGTGCTAAAGAATAGACCATTGGGATTGTTAATCAAACCGGGATCAATAGAGCCAGATGTACGTAGTTGCGCCAGAATCTTATCAAGCTGGTTAAAGTACAAGCGCAAAACGTTGTTAAGCTGCTCTTGGTATTGAGGGCTAAACTCTTTTTGAGCAAGCGGTAGGTTAGGTGCAGCTACCTGACTTAAATCAAACTCAGTGGTGACAATGAAGCTCATGTATTGCCTCGTCTACCATCTGGCTTGATGTCAATACGAGGTGCTCCCAACTGCCATGCTGTGCCAAGTCTGTTTGAGTCAACCTTAAAGATCATCTGACGACCACGCACACGGATGTATATCTGACCAGTGAACTCTTCAACCGGCGCAGATGCAATCCGCTGAATAGAAGCACTGCTACTGCCAGCTATAGATTCTGGATCATTTGGGCCAGAGCCTGAGTTCTGATATGGGATCAGCGTCATGGTGCACTGAGGTGTCAAGTCGCCGCTTGAGTTTCTAAATGTTAAGTCAGGGATAACACGCCAGACAAAACCAAAGTTGTGACCATCGTCAATGTCAAACTCAGAAGAACCAATAGAGGCGGCAATAGCGGCTGGCGTACCAGTCTCGTTGTCATCATTGCCTTGCTCGTGGTTGACCAAGTTGTATGTGTATGTTGCAGCCAGTGGGTAGTCTCTCAGACCTGAGTCCAGCCAAGCTGTTCTGGCCATTGTGCCGTAGTACCAGATGTCTTCTGAGTAGTTGTAAACAGCATAACTATCAATTGCTGTACTGTTTGCAGAGCAGTAGAACCACCAGACTTCATTGAAGCCTTCGTTAGTTCCTGAGAAAATCTGCCCTGCCTGCAATACGTTAATGTTACTAAAGATATGCTGGCGAAGGTCACAGCGCAAAGTCTGGACGCGACCGTCGTATTTGTAGAACTTGTCCACGCCCATCCAGTACACCACACCGGAAGCCGTAGCAGCTGCGTTGGGAGATGCAATAGAGATGTTGTCGCCCAACAGTTGAGACTGCCAGACAGCTGGCGGCCCTACATACTGTAAAGAATAAAGTGCAGAGTCAGACCAGACAACAATCTCTTGACGAGTTTGCAAGCACGTTACCAACTCAGAGCCGTGCGAAAATTTAATACTGCCAGCTTGAGTTGTTGCGGCTGGAGTCCAATCTATCAAAGACTCTTGGTCAGACCACCGAATAAGCATTGAATCTTGAATGCTAGAGCTATAGTCATTGCATCCAAACGCAAACACAAAGCGGCTAATGTCTGACACAAAAATAAAGTTCTGGATGACTGGCACATCAGTACCCCCAGCCAAAGACGTCAGAGCTACTGCACGGGTTTCAACTCCAGTGGTGGCGTCCCAGTAGTAAATAGCACCGCTTCGTGGGGCAAACAATAAATCTTCGCCAAAGTTACTCTGACTCCACAAACGAATGTTTGTTTCTGTCGTTGACGGAATACCAATACTCCAAGGGCCAGTGCCCCATGTACCAGCACCCCAGCCTGTGAGCGGCACTTCAGTGGCCGAACCTACGTTAATCTGATAAGCCGCAGATACTCCTGAACCGCCATAAGAACCAGCAGTTAATGCGGTAGGCGTGGTGATTGTGTACGTATTACCCGTAAGTACCGTAACTTGGAACTCAGCATTTAACGTGGAAGCATAGGTTCCAGTAGCACCGCTAAAAGTTACAAAGTCGCCAGTAATACAGCCGTGAGTTGCATCAGTTACCGTGACTGTCGTAGTACCGTTAGCACTAAATGGGTTGGAACCCAGTGAAGCTGTGTCACGAATTGGAGTAATGTCGTTATAAACACCACCCTTTTCAATGTAAAACTTTAAGTTAGTGCCTACACCCAAAAGGTTGTAGTTCTCAAGCGTGACCCAGTTCCACAAAGAACGGCATACGCCTAAGAATGTAGACGCAGAAATACGCTGCCAACCACCAATTTTCTCTGGAGTTCCAGAACGGAAACGCACTTTCTCAGACTCGTACCAGCCACCCGCTACGTTTGTGCCAGAGTTGACAGACCCCAAAGCCTCGGATGCGTACCGTGTGTTTTCCCGGTTAACGCCGGGTCGGAACAGAATCTTTTTTAACGGCATTGGCGACCTTTATTTGCTGGCAACGCCTTTGCTCTTCTCAAAAGAACGCATACCGGCAATGCCCAAGATACCTGATAATATCACCCAGAGCTGGTCTGCGTCTAGTACTGGAGGAGGCTCTAAACCCGCTGGAACCCAGCCTGTTGCCTGCGCCCATTTCCACCCCCATTGGAACAGCGGATACAGCAGAAATTGATAGGCCATAGCAGCCACACCAATCCAGCCAATCGCAGGTCTCCAGCCAGAAACAAACACGCTAGACGACGCAGCTTCAATCTTGTTGACTTCAATCTGCGCTAGGTCTGTGGCTTGGTCGATTTTCTTTTCTTCAAGATCAAGCTTACGCTGCTCAATCTCCATTTCCATGCGTTCTTTGTCAGTGGTAATCAGGTCGCCAGCAACCTTGCCCACGGCATCAATAATTGATCCAACAGCCAGCAAGCTCATGCTAGACCTTTCAATGTGCGGTTAATCCAACCCTTGAGGAACTTAACCTGCACGGGGTTTTTATTGCATATCTCAACATAACGGGCAATCTTTGCCAAGGCGTAGGATTCTTTGAACCGCTGGCCGTCCGTAATTTGGTTGAGTTTCTCAACTGTCTTAGCGCCAATACCGCCATCAGGCGTAGCACCAACAACAAGCTGGGCCAGCTTCACAGCCATGCCCATTCCTGCGTTTACACCAAAGTTAAAGATGCTGTTGGCTACATCTTGATTCGTAATCTCATTACCGCGCATCTTGTCCCAGAACTCAATGCGGTAAAACTCGCGCACCATGCCGGTCAAGGAGCCGCCAAACTCTTTCTTATCCACCAGCGGCCAGCCATTCCACTGGGGGTTTTTGTTACGGGCAATACCAGCATAGGTCATACCGCCCGTGTCGCCGGGTACTTCGTGGAGGACATAGCCGCCCTCGTCTCTAATCATTTGCTCAAAAGCTGGTTCAAACTGAGCCATAACTTTTCCTTTACTGTTTGTTCTTACTCAGCATGGTTGCGGCAATATCCATCATGGTTCTTGCCACCTGAATGTCAGCGGGTTCATTATCCCACCCCACAGTAATCTGGCCTACAAATCTGCTGGGATCGGGCGGAACACTGATTCGGCAAGTGTAGGTTACACCCTTGGCGATATACCACAAACCCATCTCGGACTGCGCTGCTCTGTATTCACCGCAAGGTATTTCGCTGGCCATGAGCCGAACCACATCTGCGTTGTTGGATGAGTTCTGTGTAAACAGCCCCACATCCAACCCATCATTGATTTTGTCTCGACCTTCTTTGGTGTAAGCGCGGTACAGCACTCTGGTTCCAAACATGGGGTTGACTTTAAACACAGCAACAATAGTGGCGTTGGTGGTTTTGAACAGGTGGGCGGCAGCGTCTTCTACTCTGTCCTCAACAATGCTTGGCATTCTCTTGGACTCTTTGTACGCGCCCATCAATATTTCTTGGTTCTGCCAAACAAAATAACCGGCAAAAGCAAACACCGCCATGAGTATCAGCGCAAACAGTTTGAATGGGCTATCCACATAGGACAGCACCTTGCTTAGTACGTCTGCTGGCTTTTCGTCACTCATCCTAGTCCAATCATTCCAAGAAACTTGTTCACGATCTTGTCCGATAAATTGTCTGGCAAAAACTTTAAGAAGCCAACCACGTACCAAGCCACGCACATACGCACGAAGATTTTAAGGAAGAGGTCAAATTGCTTCTGGTACTCATTCACCGACCACACCTTGTCTTGGCGCACAGGTCGATTACTTCAGAAATCCCCCAGCCAATAGCGCCAATAAACATCACAATAATCACAATTGCCACAGCCCACTGCATTTGTTCAGCTTCGGCCTCTTTTTGCCTCTTCTCTGCGGCTTTCAACTCTGCCATCTCTTTGGCATCATCCCTGTCCATCTCAGCTTGACGGGCTTTGGTTGCATTCCATACGTCTATTCGGCCAGCCTGCATAAACAGCATTTTAAGCTGCTCCTCAAACCGCTTCGCTTCATCAAGCGCCATCTCAATCTGTAGAGCCGCGCCAAGGTTGGATTTACCACCTGTACGTTTGGCCTGAAGCATGGCTTTGGTTGCAGTGCTCTTGGCATCAAAAAGCTTCGCAATGGATGGAGCCAATCCCGCTAGATCACTAGCGACTTTGCTGGCTTTCTTAACGACACTGATCGCACTTTGCAATCCTTCTAGCGCCGTTATCGGGTCTATCGGAATCATGGCCACATCCAAACTACAGTAAACGTGCCCCACACAATGAAGGCTGTAATACAGGCTGCGGCAATAAATGCTTCAGCCCAGTCCCACATGATTAGAACGTGATCGAGCCTGAACTCGTCCACTGGTAAATTCTATAGCCACCGCTTGTGCTTACAGTCGGCGAACCTGTTGTGGACGCGGCAAGTTTGTATGAGTCTGGATAACGAATAATGACGATACCTGAGCCTCCAGAGCCACCAGCCAAATTTGATCCAGTGCCGTTGTTGCCCGGCCCTCCACCTCCGCCACCAGTGTTTGCTGTGGCTGATGAACCTGCTGTATTACCTGTACCACCTGCACCGCCGCCACCTGCACCACCGAGACCAGCAGTAGTTTGACTTCCACCACCACCGCCACCAGCATAAACTGTTCTAGTTCCAGAAATATCAGATGCAACACCTTGGCCGCCATTACAAGACCCTGAACTGTTGCCAAGATTTCCAGCACCTCCGCCACCACCAGCGTTATATGGTGCGGAATTAGCAATTGCATACCCGCCAGTATTGCCTTGGCCAGTTATACCTTGACCGCCATAATATGCTTGACCAGTTGTGTAACCACCGCCGCCGCCAGAACCGCCAGACCCGGGGGCTGACCCGCCAACACTTGTGGGATTTCCACCAGAACCTCCGCCTGTGGCGGTAATATTGCCGAATACAGAGTTACTGCCATTAGCTTTACTGCTAGTTGTCGCCGAACCCCCTGCGCCAACAGTAACCGTAATGGCAGAACCCTGAGCAATCCCAGAATAGCCAGCCAACAATCCACCAGCACCGCCGCCACCAGAGGAACCTGTACTGTTACTGCAAAAGGCTCCCGAACCGCCACCAGCCACAACTAAGTACTCCACATTAGGCGGAGCAATCCCAGCCCAGTCTTGGTTTCTAACGGCTTGAGACACTTGCCCAAGTGTCCACATTCCAGAATATTGCTGGGGCATTTTATGCTCCTTGTGTTACTTCATCCCATGTACCTGCTTCAAGGTTCCATGTATATGTTTTTCCGTCTTGCGGATACGCTGGGCGCACGACCCATGAGGTGTCAGACTCACGCCAAACATAGTCAGCCCCATCAGTTGGTCTTGGTGTTGGGGCATCCCACTGACAAGTGTCTTCGTTCAAAACCCAAGACGCAAATGACTTGGGGGGTATAAACGCATCGCGAGTAGCATCGTAAGTAAAACCAATACCCGCAAAGTTTTTTCGCAAGGGCGTGCCGTTGCCAAGATGAACGCCGCCAGAAGTGTTATACGAGGTTTGCACCCATTCAGATGGGTCGCCCCAGTGACCTGTTGCCAAAACGTCAGCTTCAATAACGATAACTTGGTCAACAATACCGTTAGTGATGTGAGCAAAATGCGCCATGTTTATCTCCAATTAAAAAGTTACGGTTCCAGAGGAAGTCCAAATGTAAATTTGATACCCGTCAGCATAGCTGATTTGCGGATTGCCAGTAGTAGAAGCTGGAGCGGAAAACGACATGGGGTAACGAATAATCACAATACCTGATCCACCGTTTACGATACCTGCGTATGATGCACCGCCACCGCCGCCACCGCCAGTATTTGCTGTACCTGCGGCCAAGCGATCACCACCACCGCCTACGCCACCTAAAGATTTGCTTGCTGATCCTGAACCGCCACCAGCGTAAAAAACAGGTCGCCCGGTAATAGTAGAGCAAAAACCTGCTCCGCCGTTGCTTGCAAAATCTCCGGCGAGTGCATTTTGACCAGCACTTCCAGCGCCACCGCCACCGCCAGTAGCACTAGCGCCAGAAACAGCATCGCCGCCCTTAAATCCTTGCCCAGCAATACCCGTGCCGCCAGAACCGCCGCCTCCGTAAGAGCCGCCACCTGAACCACCATTTTCACCAGTATCGTTACCGCTACCACCACCGCCACCACCGCCAGTGGAAGTTATAGAACTAAAAACAGAATTACCGCCGTTTGTAGGAACCCCGCTGCTTGAAGCTCCCCCAGCGCCAATAGTGATGGTTAGCGCAGAACCAGAAGCAACTGCAAAATTTGCCGCTGTCAAAAGACCGCCAGCGCCACCGCCACCACCAACCCCACTGTTTGTTTGCCCACCGCCACCGCCAGCCACAACAAGGTATTCAACCGCTGTAGTTGTGCCCCCTGCAAGCGGGTTAAATGTTGCTGTAATAAAACCACCTTGTCTATTGCTCATGTCTGTTCCTTAGAAGGTGATTGAACCACTAGATGTCCACTTGTACACACGGTTTTTGTAGCCTGTCACTGAGAATGGCGACAAGGTGTTCCAGACAGCGGGGCCAGTAGAAGATGCTGGATAAAAAGCATTTGCCGAACTGTCAGCCGTGTACGCACCAGATACCGATGAAAGTAATATAGAAGTACCAGAAACTGCTCTTAATGGTGCTGTTGGCACAGTAAATGCAGCAGTGTAAACAGCCGTACCTTTTACAACACGGACATTTGACAAGTAACCAGTAATACGCTTTGAACCGTATCCACCAACTTTCAAAGTGGAAGACGCTGGATTGTTTGATGTAACTCCAGTTACCAAAGCCGTATTGGCTTGCACTCCGTTAACATAAAAATACATTGTGTTGCCATTTCGTACTAACGCCAAATGGTTCCATGTGTTTTGTGTTACTGAAGTACTGCCAGCGTTATACGCTGTTGTACTTGAAAAGATAGAACCTGTAACTGTAGTAGCTGCGCCTTGATAAATTTCCCAAGCATGGTTTGAGTTACTTGCATCACCGTTTGAGTAATCAATTAACGACCCAGATGAGCCTGTTAAATATGCCCAGAGTTCAACTGTAAAGTCACCAGACCCTAAATCAAAAACTGTATTATTTGCGTAAACTAGATCGCTACTACTAAAATAAATACTGCCCGACCCACTTGTACTTACAGTTGGTGAACCTGTTGTAGAAGCCGCCGCCGCATATATGTCTGGGTATGAAACGATGACAATACCCGAGCCACCAGCATAGCCATCACCAAAACCAATAGAGCCACCACCACCGCCACCCGTATTGGCAGTTCCTGCAACACCCGCACTGCCTCCACCGCCCTGTCCACCTACACCAGCGTTTCCACCGCCGCCACCGCCGCCACCAGCATAAGTGGTGCGAGTTCCAGAGATGTCAGATGCAACACCAACACCACCATTTCCAGCAGAGGTACTGAATCCGTTTATACCTCTAGAGCCAGCGCCTCCGCCCCCACCAGCGGCGGTATCAGCAGGCGAGTTACCACCCCTGTTCCCTTGGTTAAATGTTCCTTGATATCCATTTGCATACACTGTTGGCCCAGAACCGCCTCCGCCAGAACCTCCAGCCCTACCTGCATTGTTATTTGCCCTTGCGCCAGAACCGCCACCTGTTGTGGATATAGAACCAAAGACAGAACTGCCACCTGTCCCTTCGCCAAAACGTCCAAGACCAGCACCAACAGTAACTGTATAAGAGGTTCCAGCAACTACAGGCACCGAACCTGTGAGCACGCCACCTGCACCGCCAGCGCCAGCACCATTACCACCACCTACCAAATCTCCGCCGTTGCCGCCACCAGCAACCACCAAATAATCAACTGATGCTGGCTTAAGGCCTGTAGTCCATGCGCCTTGCTGAACGGCTTGATTAACTTGCTTGAGATTGAATAAACCTTGTGCCATAAAACCTCAAAATGTTATTGTTCCAGATGAAACCCACTCATATACACGCCAGTTGCCTGCGATGTATATTTCTGGAGAACCTGTTGTAGACGTGGCTGGCGCTAAATATGAAGGATAACGAATTATGACAATGCCAGAGCCGCCAGCACCACCTGCCAAAACATCAGACCCGCCACCGCCACCAGAGCCTGTATTTAAAGCGGCGGAAGCTGCCATAAGTGGGCTCGTTATATACGCATAGTCATCACCGCCACGACCCGCGTTTGCAGAGCCGCCAATATTTCCAAAGGATTTGTAAGAACCCCCACCACCACCGGCAGAATAAACAACTGGGTTTCCGCTTATTGTAGAAATAGCGCCTGCCCCACCTTGGCCTGCTGGAGAAGTTGAAAATAATTGTGCAAGGCCTACACCCCCCGCACCGCCGCCGCCACCTCCGCTATATGGGTCACTGTTAAATCCAGCACCGCCGTTATTGCCTTGTCCCGCAGTTCCAGTGCCTGCGGCTCCATTGCGAGAACCACCGCCACCTGAACCGCCAGAACCACCCGCCTCAGAGTCGTACGCGCCTCCGCCACCGCCAACAGCAGTAATGTTGCCAAATACAGAATTACCGCCGCTTGATCCACGAGGGGAACCGCCACCAGCGCCCCCAGCGCCAATAGTTACAGTAATAGACGAACCTGCGGAAACAGGGTAACCAACAGCGGTTAAAAACCCGCCACCACCGCCACCAGCGCCTTTGTTACCACCGCCTCCACCACCTCCAGCAACAACGAGGTATTCAACTAATGTGGTGGGTGTAGCTATGCCGTTGACAACGGTAGAAATGTAACCGCCAACTTTATTCAGAGACATGAAAGCCTCCTATTAGGTGATAGCTTCAAATGTGGCTGTGTAGTTCAACGCACTACCTGTACCAGAGATCACGCCCACAGACTGATTCTCAGTCACGTAAAAGGATGTGGTCTTATCGGTAACAATCACGGAAGAGTTCGGGGGAACGCTCACTTGATATGCAATGTAGTACGGTGTACCGCTTGCATAGGTAGGATTGTTTGAAATAGCCACAGTACAAGTTGCAGCGGAAGAAGTGACATTAGCCACCACAATGCTGGTCACACGGTTAACTGTACCCGCCGCAGGAGTCAGACCTGTCAGCGAAGTTGTGCCGTTGTGTGTCCATGCAACTGATACCGAAGTATTTGACGGGATAACGTATGCCGAGTTACCGTAAATACTCGTGACGTTGACAATATTTGGATTTGCCATGTTTGCTCCTTAGAATCCGAAGATCATCGCCATAGCGATGGATTTACCTGTAGTAAGAGGAACGACACCCCATTCAGGTGCTGTAGCGCCGCTATTCATAACCAATGCTTGACCAGCAGTACCCTTGGGTAAACGCACAACGTCTGTACCGTTATAGTACATCGTATCGCCTGCTGTCGTTGTAGGAGCCAGCGCATCAAACGCTGCTGTTGCTGTAGTTGCGCCTGTACCACCATTTGCAATTGCAACAGTTCCGGTCAAACCAGATGCTGGAATAACGCTAGAAGCAACCTTGACAAAATCGGAACCGTTCCAAGCTGCAAGGCACTTCTCGCCCGCTACGATAGTCACGCCTGTTGTTGGGCCTGCACCTCGCAGAATAATCGAGCCAGTGCCTGCATTAATAACAGCGTAGGCTTTACTCTGTGCAGGGGCTGTAATGTTACGAGTGGTTGCGCCATTACTAGCAGTCCACAAGAGAATAGCTTGACGAGCTTGGTTGGCCGCAAGTGTTGTAGTTGTCAGTGTGACATCTGCGTCAGTACTGAGAGTTGTTGTACCGGCTACTGCGCTATCGAGAAGCTCAGTAATCGCGGTATTAACGGTATCACCCCAAGTACCGGACAACTCGCCGGTAACTGGCAGGGCAAGACCCAATAGTGACGTTGCTTGCGTAGTCATTTAAAACTCCTATGTTGGAATATCTGTCCATCCGGGGTTTTGTGTCGTGTCCACATTGCCCCAATCCGGTGTCTGCGAATCGTTAATCACTGTCCACCCCCGAATCAATACAGTTCCAATCTGTCCAGTACCCTGTACCCCAACTGGGATTACATTGTCAC